AGTGCACAGCAGATCGGCGAAACGATGGCGCTGCTCAAAGCTGCTTATGATGACGGCGTAGCCTTTGGGCGCGAGCACCCGGAAATGCAAGGTTGACATTTGCAACCCGGCGTGGTACATTGATGATGTCGAGTATGAGAGGCGCTCATACTCGGAGTGGCACGATCCTGCCGCCGTGGATTGAAATATGTTAAAAAGCAATTACAAAGCGGAAAAAGCACCGACGATTAGTCGGTGCTTTTCTCTTGCCCATCTGCAATTTTTGTATACGCTCTCCGCCTGATTTTTGCCAATCCGTCAACGCTGACGTGCAACATGTCCGCGACCTGTACGCAGCTTTTCCGCCGAACGTCGCACTCAATGATGCACGCCGCCTCGTCCTGCGGCAGCTTGAAGGATAAAACATACGCTACGGCCCGCTTTGGGGCCATAGAGGATAGCTGCGCGCGGATCGCTCGGTGCTGCTTGTCCATGCTGTGCGCCGGGGCTTGCAGAGCGCTCACGCGAGGGGAGACGTTGCAGGCCTCCCGCCCGTTTTCCTTTCCGTGCCCGATTCGGACACCGTTATTTTGTCGCTCTCTGGATCATCGTCACGGCTTCTTGCCGCGTGATCAGTCTCTGCGGCGCGCTGCCATCCGTGATGCCCGCAGCCTTTGCCGCCGCCCAGTCTTTCGCCGCCCACGTGGAGACGGGCTTGGTGCCGAGCTGTGCCAAATAGCTGTCCATCATCTTGTTAAATGTTGCCTGATCCATGTACTCCTCCATTTCCGGCGGGAGCTTCCCCGCCAAGATCATGCTCCCTGTGTGTTTGAGGTGGTTGTCCCACTGGAAATGCGGGCGGTCGGGGAACTTTTTCCAGTCGCCGCCCCACGAAAAGCCGACCTGCTTGCCGATCTGCCCGCAGCGGGCAAAGAACGACGGATCGTCGTACTCATGCCCCTTGACGTTTTTGCAGATGTCAAACGCCAGCCCAGCCTTGACGCCGTGGAACGTCGGGCGCGTCGCGGTCTTTGCCGCGTAGCCGTGCGCGGCAAGATAGCGCTGGTACTTGTCATCCCTGACCGTCTCCGTCACGAGAACGGGAAGCCCCGCCTCCTTGCAGAGGTCGAGGAAGATGACGCAGTTCGCGCGCACGTCCGCCCGCAGGTCGGCAATGTCCCTACTGTGATACATCGCCGTCACCCTTGCTGTCGATCACATCCTGCGTCTTCTGGCTCTGCGTGCCGAAGTAGAACGCGATGATGACCGCATAGATCGTCATAAAGTCCTGCGAGATGTTGCCCGTGACGGCCATGTACGCAAATACCCGTCAGCACCAGCGTCACGAGGCTCTTGACGCTCATGAGGTTTGCCAGTCTCTTATGAATTAGTTCCATTGTCCTTCTCCTTTCGTCCAGATAGTTTGTCCGCGATGGCGACGCCCGCCGTCATCACGTCTACAATGCCGCCCACTCCCAGCACATAGGGGAACATGGAATCCCATTGCCACCCCTTGATGCTGTAAAATACGACGGTATACACGATAAACGCACTCATAAACACGGCTACCGCGCAGAGGATGCGATTGCGTGTTTTGAGCTTCTTTGTGCGCTTCACGTCCTGACCTCCCACTCGTCGATCTCGGACTTGATCTTGTCGATGAAGCTGTTGCCGCCCAGCGCCTTATAGCCTTTGTAAAGGTAGATAAAATCCTCCAACTCATACTGGCGGATCGTCTGGCTCTCGCGGTTTTTGTAGTATGTGTGCAGCATGTCATGCCGCAGCCCGCACTTTAGCGCGTCTTTGAGCTTGTCAAAGCCGAGCACCCGGTCCCGCACGGGCTTGATGAGCAGCGCCGCCGCCCCGATGATGATTGTCACCTCGGAGCACAGCGCTGCGATGCTTGCCAAATCTCCCATATCCCGCTTCCTTTCTCCTCTACTCTTCGATTTCCACCCCATACCGCTCAAACATTGCACGGATGGTGGGATTGCGCAGCAGCTTTTTGCGCTGGCCGTGGTTGAGGTCGTTGTAGACCTCCTGCAAGGCGGCCTTGACCTCCTTGTTGTACGCGATCACGCGCTCTTTCAGCTCGCTCATGCCGTCACCCCGCTTAACAGCGCCTCCATTGCCTCGCGCAACTCGGCGTTGTCCTTTTCCAGCGCCGCAATGCGTTCCTCGGGCGTAGGCTCGGGCGCGGGTGCTTCTGCCGCCAACTTTTCAAGCTCCGCGACTTCTTCGGCAGTCATGTCGCGGTAGATGCCGTTTACACATATTCTCATGCTCGCACCCCCAGCACGTTAATTTTCGTGCCTGCAATACCAAAGTTTTTTTTGCCATCGTCTGGGGATATTGTAAGCTTCGTAATTGCACTTTCTCCCCAAACTTTGGTATATTTGTAACCCATTTTTTGTATCGGACACTCCCAGTTATAATTTTGAGGACTGGCGACGTTCCAAGCAAGTACACCACTACCTGGTATCAGCTCGGCGTAAAACGCATAGTAACCGACCTCTTTACCGGTAAAATTATATGTAGCGTTCTTACTCACAGTAAATCCGTTGATAAGCGTCTTGGCATACGTCATCGGGTGATCCTGATCAATATTAACCACGCAGTCAATCATGACCCGCTTGAGCGCAAATGGCCTCCCGGCCGAATCTTGGCTGATTGTAATCAGGCTCGCCGCCTCCGCCAGCTCGATTTCCGCAATCTTTTCCCACGTTTCGCCCCCGCTCGCCATATCCACCGCTTCCCACGCAGTCGGCTTGCCTTCAGTGTCAACGGCCTTGACCTTGACAGTCTGGCCCACTGTGGCGGCGGTCAGGCCGAGGGAGATATCAGTCCCGCCAGACGGAATGTCCCTCACCGCCTCGGCCATCCCCGCCGGAAAGCTCAAGGGCGCGGTCGTCCCGCCCTTCTCGCGAATGGCGTCGGCGACTGCCGTAATGCTTTCGCCCTGTACCAGATATTCCGCCATCAGAACGAACCTCCTTCCGCCGCGGGCACGGTTTCCTCTGTCCATTTTCCTCCCCGAACGCGGAGAAAAGCACCCTCTACCGTCGGCTTTGGTAACCCGGATTCCTGCCCAAAGTATCTGCGCAAAATGTCACCGGACACCTTTTTTGCCGTCCCATTTTGTTGCGCCACAAAGAGATCATCCGCCGTTACAGCCTCCGCCGCAAGCAGATCGTCAATGGTTTTGTCCATGTTGCCCTCCTTATCATAAAATGTTGATTATATGGTATACGTCCACCGCACCGTAGACCACGGCAGCAACGTATAGCGCATACCGCGCCGCCCTCTCCCGCCGGGTAGAGAGCCACCACAGCAGCCCCCACACGATGACGACCTTGTAGCAGACCATGACCGGGACGGAGCGCATCAGGGGATTCAGCTCCACCGCCCCGCCATGCAGCGCCCAGAGCGTGCAGAATAGGTCAAGCAGATTTAGGGTGTATGCTGTAATACACAAGTTATTCCGCATAGATTACATGGCCGACCGACATAATGGATTTCCCGTTTATCGTCACTGTTTTCCCAGGTTGAGCTGTGACATTAGTAGTACCGTTATATAACTTATATAGCTTGTGCTCTCCCCCCCACCGTAAATTTAGAAATCCTTTTGTTGCAGTATATCCATAATAACCAAATGGACATAGGGTATAGTCATAACCAGATAGTGTTATTGCGTTATTTGGAGAAATGTATCCATATGTGATATATTCAACTTTGGCCATATCCGGATTGTAAAACACGTTCGGAAATGTTGTAATTGCAGGGATAGATGGAAATGCTGACGAAGCAAAGCTGAACAAGGATGTACATACAACGGTGTCGCTATAAGTTTGCGTATTGAACATTCCGTAAACGAAGCCGCCACCTCTACTACCAGCATAATCCGTAACAAATGCACAATATCTCAGGCAATTCCCTATCCCCCAAGAAACAACGCAAGTTTGCTGTCCAGTAACAGTTATTCCAGTCCAATTTTCAAAAAAGTCTGATATCCACGTTCCAGTAGAATCCCAACCACCAGATTCGCAAATTGCTCCAGCGCCACCACTTGAAAAAGTTGCTGAGTAAATATGCAGAAACGTTTGACTTCCGGCAATTTTTAAGTAAACCTGATACGAGTTTTCTGTATCTGTTTTCACTGAGTGTATTGACAGCATTGGATCAAGGGAAACCAATTCTGCAACAAGGGCTTTTAAGGCTGTGCCTCGTTTATTTACCGTTATTGTTGACCCTTGATTATAAAAAGGAGTTGTAGACATATGTTAATCCTCCACATAAGAAGATACTAAAATAACATCAAGAGAATCGAGGATAATGGATGGAGAGAAAGCTGGATATTTAAAATCCGAGACCAAGATAACATCCATCCCCCCGCCGCCTCCGCCGCCTCCACTGAATCCGTCGCTGCCAGCGGCCCAGCCCTTGAGCGTCCTGCCGACCGAAATTCCCGCAAGAAAGCTGTTTTTATCGTAATTCATACGCTATTCCTCCTTACCAGCGGATCAGCGTCGCGTGCCCACTGTTGTCTGTGATTTTGATCGGGCGGCGCTGCTGGTCAAAGGCCACCGTGTAGCGGTACGGCGTCTTTTCTCCGTCCACCAGCTCGGCAAAATTCCCTTTGTCCCACTCCGAGAAGTCCAGCGCCGTGCTCTTGCGCAATCCCATCAGATCCATATACCCATCGTCCCGCGCGGCGAGGCCGAGCTGTTTTCCTGTGCTCGTCTCGTACGTCAGCTCCAGCGAGTTCTGCCGCTTGACGAGATAGCCGCGCTGCTTGCCGTTGTCGTCGCCCGCGCCAAAGACGTCCACAGGGTAGTAGTATTGGCCGTCCGATTGGAACGAGATCGCGCGCTTGACTTGCTCCTCGTACTGATAGACCATCACCGGCCAGCTCGTCTGCTTGGTAGTGGTAAAAATGCGCTCGCCGTTTGCGTAAGGGTAGCCGTCCAAGCCGATCGACGCGCCCGCGGGGTCGGCCTCCCAGTAGATCAGCTCCCCGTTGGGGTTTTTCGCCTGCTCCGTCGTGCTTTTGGCAATTCCCGCGACAAACTCAAGGCTCTGCCCCTCCACGCGGATGAAATTGTCGTCCGTTGTGTCTTTAGCAAGATACTTGACCACCCGGCGAGAGGTCGACAGCCGGTTGACGCTCAAGTCCGCGATCTCGCCGAAGGCGGAGTAGAGCGCGTCCGCCGACAGCTGCCCGGAGACGTCCACGTTGCCGTCGAGCTTAATGTAGCCCGTGTAGTTGTTTGGGCCGACCTTGAGCGTGATCGTCGCGGTCGTCTGGCCATCCGGGCTGGACGCTGATGTGACGGATAGGCTGATCCCATCGACCGTTTGCGTAATGTCCGATACCCGCCCGTCGATGCCCTCGACCTTGAGGTTGATCTCCTCGCTCGTTTTAGTAATGAGCGACCGCGTCTTTGCCATGTTGCGCTCGATCTGCCGCTGCGTCGGCGATTTGTACGGGTACTCATCGTCCAGCTCATCCGCATCCGGCGCGGAGATGTCCGGCGCAAGCAACGGATCAAACGTCATGTCCAGCGCAATGAGCGGCACATAATGCCCGTCCACCGTCACCGCGTCGCCAAGCTCCACCGCAGGGTCGAGCAGCGCTTTGCTTCCCTCGTATCCAACGTGCTTGTAACCGGAGACTTTGGCGAGGATCGCCGCCGCCATTGCATTTGTGCCGTCCGGCTGCAAGGCGTCCGTCCGGTGTCCGATCCGGACACACCGACCACATCGCCGGTATCGTTCAGCAGCTCCACCTTGGAGATAGGCTGCGACGCGATGCCGGGGGAAAACTTCGCCAGCCGCCGCCCTAAATAGGTTTTGTCCATGTTGCCCTCCCTACACAAGGATGCGCACGCCGCCAAAGGTGATGGCTCTTCCGGTTTCCGTGATAAGATAGTGGGTTTCAGCGGGCATGGAGTTTAAGCCGACCAGCAGCAGCTTCCCCTCGTCCGTGATGGTCCAGTTCCCCGCGTTGGCGACTGCAATACGCCCAAGCGCCTCGCGCATCGTCATATCTCCCTTGTCGTCCACGGGATACTGCACGGGAAACGCCGCATCCAATACCGCGCGGCTGTCCACTGCCACCCCCATGCGCGCCGCGATGTCGGCGACCGCCGTTGCCGCAGGCATCGGCCATGTCTCCGTATCATAGCTGCTGTCGAGCCACGTCTCTTCCGCTTTGAGCATTGCATCATACCCGTGCACACTCAAAACACCCGTTTTTCTGTCGTTTTTTCGTGTCGCGAAATAGAAAACGCCCTTCGGGATCCACTCGCTCACCTGCTCATCCGACACAAGCCGCGCATAAACCTTGATTTCTGCCTGCCGCGGAATATCGCCTTTTGGAATAATCTCAAAATCGATCTGCCGCGCAGAGCAATTGCCAATGCCAAAGGTGGAATACAGCCCACCGTAAACGCGCAGACTGTCCCTTACGATGTCTGCTTGGCTGTACTCCACCCCCGCAATGCTTAATTTGGTTTCCACGCGATGATTCTTGTCGGCAAGCAGTGATAAGTACAAATTACTTACACTGTGCATTAGATTTCCCTCAACTGTATCTCTCCACCCTTATGCCTGCGTTTCCCGTCGACAGACACAAGCGCAAACGCCGCGTCCAGATTACTCGTCACGCGCATCGTCTTTGTAACGTCCGATTTGGTGTAGGGGTCGGAGAATGTCACGTCGATGGCGGATGCGTGCAGCGCGTTGCAATAAGCCGTCGCCTCGTTCTCCGTCATTGGGAAGAGAGAAAACGCCACGATATAGCGGTCTTTGCTTCGCGCCGCGTGCTCCTCGTCATCCATGGTCACGATGATTTTGCTATAGCTCACTTCCCGCTGCACGGAGTATGTGGATAACTTCTTGTGCACGTCAAGCGTGCCGATTTTCAGCGTAATATCCATCCATCACACCCCCATTGCGCGCTGCATCTGCCTATTGTACTTATAGGCCGTCTCGCCGATGATTTTCCCGTCAAGCACGGACTGCACAACGATGTTGATATCCCCGCCCATGCCGCCGAGGGAAGATAGCGCGCTACGCATCTGACCGCCGAAAGATTGCTCCGCGCCGATCTGTGCCGTTCCAAAGTCCATCCCGCCAGTAATGCCGCGCTTAATGTTGTCATACTCATTGGCCCAGCCCTCGCCGAGACCAAGCGCCATGTTCTCGCCGATCCCCGCAAACACGCGGGACGGAGAATGGATCCCGAGCTTACTCTTTACGCCTGAAACAATTCCAGAGAAAAAGTTGCCGACTTTCTCCTTGATCCAGCTGCCCATAGCCTTGATGCCTTCCCACAGACCCTTCACGATCTGCTTGCCGACATTTACGATATCGGGGAGTGAGGAAACGAAGGTTTTTACAATGGTCGCCATCATGTCAAGCACCGACCGAACGATCTGCGGCAAATTATTAGCAAGGCCGCTGACGATCGCCAACACCATCTTCATGCCAAGCTCAATGACCTGCGGCAATTTTTCGACGGCATAGCCAACAAATTTCTCAATCATCTCCGGCCCTTTTTCCTGCACCACAACGCCGATGTTTTCAAGGATTTTCTCAACGACCGGCAAGAGGTTTTCCGCAACAGTCACGGTGCTTCCTAAGAGGTTCGTGGTGAGTTCCGCCATGTCGGCGTTTTCGTCGCCCAGCCCCGTGATAAAGTTGTCATACGCCGCTTTCATCGACGCAATAGAGCCTTGAATTGTCGTGCTGGCTTCCAGCTGCGTTGTTCCCGTGATTCCCATTTCCGTCTGCACGGTATGGATAGCGTCTACGATATCCGCGTAGCTGTTGATGGTGTAATTGGTGTAATTGCCCTGCGCGGCATTCAGCGCGTTCGCGTCGTCAAGGAGACGCTGCATTTCTTCTTTTGTGCCGCCGTAACCGAGCTTGAGATTATCCAGCATCGTGTAATTTTGCTTTGCGAAGCCGGAATACGCGTTCTGAATGGATTCCATTGAGGACCCCATCTTGTTTGCGTTGTCGCTCATGTCCGTAATAGCGAGATTCGCTTTTTCCGCCGCCGCCTCCGTGTCGCCGCCCATAGATTGCAAAAGCGACGCGGAAAACGCCGTCACGGTGGTCATGTACTCATTCGCGCTCATGCCCGCCGTCTGGTATGCGTTCGCGGCGTACTGCATCACGGTGTCGGCAGAGGACTTAAAAAGCGTTTCCACGCCGCCGACCAGCTGCTCATATTCGCCGTAATTTTCTACGGCCTGTTTTGTAATGGCAACCGCAGCCGCGCCTGCCGCCGCAATCGCGGCGCCGCCGACCTTTGCCGCCGTAGCAAGCCCGCCTTTCAGTTTCCCTGCAAGCGTTTCCGCCTTGCTGCTCGTTTCCGAAAAGCCTTTGTCTACGTCTCCGTCGTCTACGCTGATTTTGACAAATAAATCAAGTAGGTTCATGTTTCACCACCAATCCGCACCGCGCGACCACATCGGCGGTAATCTCTTCGCACGTTCTGTTGTCCTGCTTTTTCGGCTCAATAATGTCCGCGTATCGCGCCTTGATGTAGTTCCCGCCCGCGTATCGCGCCGTGTTTTCGGCCACAATGCGCAGCGCGTCGGTCACATAGATGCAGTATGCGTCGCTTCTTGCCTTTTCATTGAGCCGCGCCACACAGTACCGCAGGAACGGCTTTATTCTCCTTTGCCCTCGGTATTCTCCTGCGCAGAGCCAGAGGAATTCTCGCTCTGCGCTGAGATAAAAAGCGCGGTAAACGCATCATCGGTCAAAAGCTCCGTTGCGTCGCGCATCAGCTTGACGAGGTTTAGCGCGCCCTTATAAGCGTCCGCGCTTACACCCTCGATGGCGGCAAGGATAGCAATGATGTCTCCCTTGTGGCCTTTGAGCAGCGCAGGGAGCGTTTTTCGCGCCCTCTGCGTAGCAAACTCTTTGGCTGTCATGCCATCGGGCAGCTTCTCGCGCTTGAACATTGCGGATGCCGCATCGTCCTCCGCAATGTTGGCAATTGGGTCAATGATGTCTGCGATAACATCAAACACCCGCTCGCCCTGAATGTCGGAAAGCTTCATGCCGTTTCCTCCGTTCCGGCCTTGATGTAAATCTCATACGGAACCTTGTCCTGCGCGGCAAGGGAATAATGCGCCGTAAACTCAAAGGCAAACTGTCCCTTTGCCTTGTCCGCCGTCTTGAGCTGAAAGCCTCCCGTGGAAAGCGCGTTGAGCATATGGATAGCGATAAAGCCGCCGTTTTTCGCGCCGTTCTTGTCGGAGTAGTCGCCTACCAGCCACAGGTCGGTGAAGTCGCTGTCCTTGAGGTCCATACGAGGAACGACCTTCGTCGTATCGCTGGTATCAATGTCCGCTGCGCCGCACAGCATCTTTGCCGTTTTCGTGTCAGCGTTGATAAACGTTCCGGACATTTTCGCCTCCACCATGTCCTGCCGCTTAAACTCCTTCATGTTTTTCGGGCAGTTGTCGATGTCCTCTCCATAGTCCTTATAGGTGGGCGTTGCGGCGAAGTTCACGCCGCCGGTTGTCGCGCCGATCTGTCCGTCCGCGCCAACCTCACCGGTAGAAGGCGTAAAATCGGTGGTCAGGATACCGGCGTTGATCTGCAGCTTCTGAAACGCATCAGAAGGAATCTTGGTAAATTTCATGTCGTTGTCCTTTCATCAGTTTTGCGACAGGAACTCAACCGTAATGTTGAGATACCGCCGCTTGATGTTCTTATCGCTCTCGTCCGCGATATTCTGGCACCACGGGGAGCCGCGCTTGATCCACATAGCGCCGCCGTCATAGGCGACCATACAGCCACCCATACCGATGGTGTCGGAGATCTCTTGCGCCTTGGCGTTCGGCACCGCCTCGCCCTCGGTGTAGTACCATAGGTTTACCGTCAGCGCGATCTCGCCGCTCTCCCATGCTCCGGTGATAAGCTCATAGGTCAGCCACGGGAAGGTCGCGTCCTTCGGCACGCTGGAAGTTGGGTATGCCGGGAGAAATTGAGAAAACCACGCATGGAGCGCCTTATCCTTTGTCATTTCGGCAAATCCTTTCGTTCGGCGGTGAAGAATTTCAACGCCCGGATCGTCGGGCCTGCCGACCGCGGCGCAGCACGTTCTTCCGGGTTTGATGTCACGCGGTAGGTGTTGCCGGTGGACGTGTCGCGGAAATAGTCGTTATACTCGATGGGGACGGTCTTGTTGACCAGCGCGGAATACACAGAGGTCACGCCCTCTTTTTCGGCTCTGCGGGCCTCCATCGAGGTGTCAAGCGCTTGATAGTTGAGAAATTCCG